AATAACGAGTTCTCCATATTAGTACGCCACTGGTCATTAACATTCTGACTTAGGTATGATAGACTCATACCCGTGGTGTTCATCTGTAGAAATGAGGCTCTACTACCGTAGATATCTGCGTTAGAGGGCTGTCCAAGTAGTGCCGTTATACCAATAAATGCCGTTAGCGCCCAGATCATCGCCCCAAGTGCCTGACGTACCATTCCCTGCCGCATATCTTATATCGCCCTCCCTAGGCTTGCTGGGGGCGTTGTATGTACCTTCCAGCCTGAATGTATCTAAATTAAATATGATATCTGATAACCTATTTAATTCATGGAAAAGATAGTCCGAAAGGTTTTCGTTACTAACTGGCGCGGGATTTGGCGACCATCGGTTTACAGATTTTACCTTCTTTGTGTTGTCGGTCATTGATGCGCCCTAGAGCCTCTTAACCCCTTCTGTTGCACATCAAAGGCTAAACCATGTAACCTCCAATCCACATCAGTATCGGACTCCACCCTTACTCCAAAGTATTTTCCGCTTACTCTACACGAAACTTTAGATTGGGAGTTAGGGTTGAAGGTTGTTGGCCCCTCCCATGTGATAGCCTCCTCAGTGGACATCTGCCTGCCTATATAGACATTTACGGTATTATTTCCGCTGACCTCTATCTGAGGGTATACAGCAGATACAAACTTTACCGTTTGGGGATCGCCAAGATCATACCCAGACCTTTCTATATAGGCCGTCATGTTGGAAGCATCTTCCTTATTGCCAGCGTTATCTCTATAGAATTTAGTATTGCTTACATCGGCAAACACAAGATTCTCTAGGTGAGTATCATAGTCGGATGACCCCCATGCCTCAGAATCCTCATCCCATGTTTTAGTTGAGCCACTCCATAACTTACCCCCGGGATGGGCGGCTAAAATACCATTTGAAATATGAGAGGTAGTTGGCAAATCTCTAAATGTAAATGTGTTCTTTTCCCAGTTCCATATAACAGCCTTGTTTACTACCGCAGAACTTTCTGTGGGATAACAGGCTAAAATCTCTTTATGAACATGATCCGCCACAACAAAACTCTTCTCCCATGAAGGGTCGTTTAGATCACCAGCAACAATATCATCAAATACCGCCCTTTGTAATTTGCCAGTAAGAAGGGGTGTTACAGTTTGCCCATTACAGAGATAGAAGTTTGAGTTGCCCATAAAGAAATGGCCGTTCTCAAAATCTACCACAGAGTTCTTACACAAGGCTCCTATTGTTGGGCTTAACAATTTGAATGAAAAGATGTAGGGCGTACCCACATAGTTCATAACATAGATGCTATCGTTTTTATATATAAGGAAAGAGTCACCCAAGGGTAGACCATCAAGTATGGCTCCGGGTGTATCAGCCAATTCATATTCATCAGCGTCTAAGGTCGCATCTGAAGAATCCCATGTTATGGGAGCAGTAAAATATGAAGCCTCTGTAGACCACTTAACTATTCTTGGTTCTGCATTACCCCTAGCAACAACATTAGTCCAGTTAAGACCAACAAGGAAGGTTCTGAATGAACGTATAACCTCGCACTTATTGGTTGATGCGCCAGCCTCTTTTGTAGTAGCAACACTCCAGTTCTGTAACTCTCTGAGGGGTACTGTTTTGGCAGGAACGCCGCTGCTATTAAGCGGCCACATCTGTGGAGCATCATAGCCATTAGTTGCGATGAGTAACCCATTAAGGTTAGTGGTAGTCCACCGCCTAGTGTTTTCGGTGGCGGCATAATCATTGTCGGTTGTCGCGGTAGTTCCAATAGGGGTAACAACAGATAAATCTTCATGTGCGGCGGGATACGTTGGGGGGTTCCCTGTCGGGTTTACGGAAGCCCTAGTGCATCCAGTCAGATCATTAGTTGACTTACCGCTGTATGTTATTTCTTCGTAATAATTAGTGTTGGCTGCGCCGCCTGATGCACCTACCTGTCTTGTTCCTATAGCAATAGTTCCGCTAGAGGGGAACGCACTTGCGCTAGTCAATGTAATAGTAGTTGCAGATGAGTTTATAGCCCCGTTAAGGGTGGTTGTAGTCTGTCTAGTTATATCTGTCCAAGCAGAGCCATCCCACACAGCGGCCTTATTCTGTCCAAAGGCTAACCAATAGTACGTTCCCGCCGAATCTTCATAAGGCGTTAAATAATATGGTGGAAATGTAATAGTTTCTAAGGCTTCTGTATAGCCTCGAATCTTTTTAATTCCGCTATCTAAGACCCTTACATTATTTCCACCAGACCAAGCATTAGGCGGCAACTCATAGGGTGGTACATCTTGTATGATGCCCACCTGACCTACTTGTTCGATAGGTACTAACGGCATTAGGCTGGGGGAGTAGGCCAGACAATATTAAATGGATCGCTCTGATCTGTGATATCTCTCAAAGCCTGACGATATGTTTCCCATTCCTCTCTTTTGGCATCAGACATTGGAACATCGGGGAGTACCGTCCAGTCACATGACTGTAGTTTTGCATCCCTTTCTCCTCTAACGATCTTCCATTGCTCCGGGTCTTTCCCCGCCTGTACTACAGACCAAGTTGGTTTCTTAGAGGGATCATTGTAAACAACATTTGAGTTGTAATCAGATTCAGAATCTACTGAACCGTATATACCAAATCCTTCATTGGGAACTGCTGACATAAGAATGTTGCTTAGTGTAATATTATTCATTCTTCTATCTCCCAGACCATCATAGTTCCTGCTACAAAGGTTGTTCCCCCTGCGGCTGCCTCTGGTTGTTTAGACCAAATATCAAACGTGTTATTGCCGCTGGTTCCATCGGGGCAATTTGCAGCAGTAACTTTCCAGACATGGGAAACTCCAAAGCCATGCTCTGCTGAAGCGGTGACGCTATGCCCATCTTCCTTTACATCACCCACCTTCAAGTTATCCGTTGTCCCAACTATTAAAGTGCCGGAGGTATTTGATAATCTTATATAAGTATACTGGTGATCATCTGTTCCATCCCATGAAGTAAATACATCATTCATCCCGTCCAGTTGTACATACAGGGTGGAAGTCGTGGAAACCTTATCGTGTGTAATACTCCATCCAGTGTCCACATAAGTATCGCTGCGTAATGTAGAACTGTCAGATAGGATAGCGTGAGTTACACTAACTAACGGAGTCGTTGCAGTGGTTACATTAGGCAGTGAGTTCTTTAGAACTGTTTTGATTAGGCGGAGATGATCGTCGCCCTGACTTATGGAGTCTGAGCCAGTGGGATTTGTCGTAACTAATCCACTGATGTATGTTGCGCTTTCTAGTGCCATTATAAATATCTCACAAAGTAAGGATCAGCCTCTGCATCAGGAGCGGTAGGCCAGCCCCAATTAGTTTTATCCACAGTCCTGTCATATGTTTCAGTTTCCGGGCCGATTGTTTCCACACCTTCATCATAGGTTGACAGGTATCGTTCTTCCTGTATCGGATGATTCTGGAAGTTCCGCACTGCGTCTACAGATGCGAATGCCTCCACCCCAGACTCAAGGGAATTACCGTGAGCGCGTACCTCGTTACGGTATGTGATCCATTCGTCCGATAGGTCAGTACCGCCGTCTGATGCTCTTATCACTCTCCAATCAGACGAGGACAGGAGTGAGCCAACGTGTGCGCTGATCTTAGAGATCAGTTGTGTCTTGAGTTGCTCTACGTCTTTCTCTTTTGACTCGTAGGAGATCACCCACTCGCCATCAGTGAAGGTGTAGGACTCTCTGCCAGTGTTCCAATAACGGCTGTCAGGTACTTCTACCCTTGCAGGAGCGATACCTATTGCCAGTAGTTCTGGCTTAGTCCACTTACGGAAGATGCTGGATGGGTGTTGTATGCCATTCACGGTGATGCCGCGAGGCGTTTTAATTGTTCCAAATTGTTCTGAGTACCACATAATTACCTCGCGTTTGAGTATTTGAATGGTGATTCTGCGAATGCGATGTAGATGTAACTGTCATCATCTGTATTAAAATAAGTTCCATTATGTCTTATTTTAAAACCTGATGCTGTAAAATCCATAGGATAAGAACTTGCATCCCAAGTAGCATCAGTTAAATTAGGATAAAGCCATTCATCTTCTGGATTAAAAGTATTTCTTTTATTGTCTAGTATGGTCCAATTCCTAGAAGCAGTATCAATGTTTTTTACCAATAGCAGAGCCGGTTTGAATCCTGTGTAGAGAAAATTCCCATCTGCATTCCCATTCCCCACATACGATCCTACCTTGCTGTAGCCTTCGATGCCTGCGAAACTATACATAATATAATTGTCTGCTTCGTTTACCTCATTAACGTCTAGATCTTCCTGCAAATAGTTGTAAGTTGCATCTGGTACGCTATACCAGCGATCATTAGAAACGCCAGTTACCTCAGCACCGTTATCGTCCAAGGCTATAAAATAAAGATAACTGGTTAAATCCTTGTGATACACCATCCAGCCTGTACCAGCATCATCTCTATTTTTAACAATAAACATCTCAGGAGCGACTCCTAGATGATGAGGAATTCCATGCCCAGCGGTTGAGTTTCCAACGTACTTGATGATGCTAAAACCCGCTGTCGCTGAAGCAGAGCCAGAATAAGCAGTTCCCGTACCAGCCCCACCAGTAGTGCCACTAACGGATGTGCCTGCTTTCCAGTTCCACAGAACCATGCTCTCTGTATCGCCATTTAATCCACCAGTATCAGTACCAGCAATCTGAATGTTAGCTGAATTAAAAGTAAGAACAGCATCTCCATGTTGTGCTTCAGCAGCAGTAGTATTAGAGGCTAAAGCATTAGTGCCACCTGTAGTAGAGTTATACAGAAGATGGTTAGTAGCACCACCTCTTTGCTTAAACCAAGCAAAGTCACTTTGGAATGATGTTGCTACAGTTCTAGTAGCTCCAGTTCCAGTAAATAATACCGTTTCAAAATTCTCTTCCGGCAAAGCAATCTCAGGTGACGCTAGATTTGAGGAGCATAAGGCCAAATAATCGGTAGGTGGTTCGTAATAGAAGTCACCTATGCCGTTACTGTCTTGGTTGCCTTGTGCTGTTTTTTCACCGGCGAATGAACTGTCACTTCCATGATTCAACACATATTCAGTAGTGCCAGATTGGATGCAACTCATAGCAAATACTAATTCATCAACATCTGCATTTATAGCACCTCCTGCTCCTGTGCCGCTTCCTC